ATAGTTTTTTTACCTGTGCCTGATTTATATTTAACCATGCCACCAGTTTTCATATCTTTACTAATAGCTCTAACTTGAAACTTATCTTTTAAAGCTTGAAGCTCTGCATCTCCTACACCAAACTGTTTAAATTTACCTGAACCTGCTTTTATAGTTGCAGTTAAATCTCTTGCAGTAATACCTAATATATCTGCTAACTGTGAAGAAGTATACTGAGGTTCAAATCTCTGTAAAATATATTCTAGTCTTTGACTATCATCCATTTCATTTTCAAAGTATTCTCTAAATGCTTTTTTATCTTCTTTAGTTTTAGGAACTGCTCCTTTAGGAACAAGAGGTGCATCTCTACTACCTATACCCTCTACAATATATTTATTGCTTGGCATAGTCTTTTCTTTACCACTTTTTGTTTTAAACTTAATAAACTTTTGTGCATTAACAATAGTACTAAGTTTATTTTCTTTTAAAAGCTTTTCTCCTTCAGGGGTAAGTTTTTGTACTCTTACTCCACCTAATGATGTACCTCCACCATACTTATCTGACATCATTTCTTTTAATTGTTGCTTTTTTAATTTTGCTATTTCATTATCTCTTTTACCTCTAAAGCTTTTCTTTTCATCTGCAGTCATACCTTTTGTTAAATCAGATATATCTTTTCTTACATTTTGTTTTTTTCTATCAACAGGTATATTTACTTTACCACCAAAATTAAAAGTTTTCTTTCCTGCATCTTTAGCTGCCTGTCTTGCTTCTGCCATTGTAGCAAACTGACCTTTTCTTACTTTTTTAGTTTTCTGTATAGGTTTATCTTTTATTTTATCTTTTATATTTTTAACAAAGTTTTTCATTTCATCAAGAGCTTTATTTGCTTTTGAAAGATTTTTGTCTCCTATAGCTTCACCAAACTTTCTTTCAATTACACCAAACTTACCTTTATTTTTAGCAAAATCACTTCTAGTAGAAAAAGTAGAACCTGATAAACTTTTAACTTTATCACTTAGCTCTTTTTTTTGTTTTCTAAATTTTTTAAATTGTTCTGTAGTTATTTCTTTAGTTGCAGTTTTTTTAGCTTGTTGTTCTGCTAACTTTTTTAAAAATACTGATTTCATAATTATCTCCTAGTAAAGTCTGTTAGGTGTTGCAGGTCCTACTTTCATACCACCTACTTTACCACCACCTGATAATGATTTAAATTCTACATTAGAATCTTTACCTGTATATTTTTCTTTCATATACATTTTCTTTTTAGGTTTAGGTTTAGGCATTTGGTCAGGAGTCAACTTAACAGTTTTTGCTTTTTTCTTTGTTACAGGTTTAGCTACTGTTTTTTTAGGAGCAGGTTTTTTACCATCTGAAGCTACATACATACCTGCTGCAAAAGCTGGAACACCTACACCTATTCCAGTTTTAACCATACCTTGTTTATAAACATCTTGTTTTTTTGTTAAGGGTGCAGTCTTTTTAGGTTTTCTAAGTAAACTTGCACCATAGTCTATAACTTTTTTTGCAATAGTACCTTTTATTTTTAGTGGATTTGTCATTATAAAGTTCCTTGTAAAATAGTATTATCTCCTCCTGCAGGACTTGCAGGTGACTCCATATCGTCTCTTCTAGTTCTTCTTGCTTGGTTACGAAGAGCAAGAACATCTTCTTTATATCTTGATTCATATACAGCGATTGCTTCATAGTTTTTCATAAATAGTAATGCTTCTACCATAGATGCATTATATAAAGCATTATAACAAAAGTCTGAAAAATAATTTGTATTAGTTGCAGAACTCAAAGTTACAGGTCTTGATATATGAACAACTATTCCATCTACAGTTGATACAGGAGTTGGTGCAATAAGTATGGTTGTATTATCTCGTCTTGCATAATATTCAGGAGTTCCTGTACTTGCACTAACAGACCAATAATCATTTATAAATTCATCAGTTCTTTGAACTAAATTTATTCTTGTTCCTGCATTATTTATATTTACATTTTTTATTACACGAGTGCCTGAAGGAAGTGTAATAACATTTTTACCACTAGAAACTGCTACAGATGTATGAGTAACCAAACCATAATCATCTAAGTCCGTAGTTAATCTTAACTCTGCTCTATTAACAAATTTAGGTATAGCACTAGCAAAGTCAGAGTTATCATTCTCTGTGCTTTCAATTATATCATTTACTAAATAAGTATAATTAGCCATAAAAAACTGTCACAGTACTTGCTGATGTAGGTGCAGAAACCTTTACAGGTCCTATCATTCTTACACCATTATCAGGCACATAAATGTCTCCTGCGTCTACATTAGTAGTTCCAACAAACTTTATATTACTACCTGAAGTACTTCCATTTTCATCTGTCTCACTTCCTGTAATAAGAAATGTTCCAACACCACTATAATAAATACTTCTTATTCTTGTATCTGCAACAGTAACACTTGAAAGAGTATCTAATACTGCTCCACTACCTGTAACTGCTCCTGTTCTTATATTCGTTCCCATATAATTCTCCTTAATATATTTATTATACAAAAAAATAGGGAAGGATGCAAAGACTATCCCTCCCTTTTTTTCTAAATCAATAACCTACAGTTATCTATTAGGATGAACCTGAAGCTCCATAGTAACTTCTCCAGTCAGAAAATCCAAAGCTATATCTTTCTCTAGCTTTAAATCTTACGTTGCCTGTATCGAAGTCTGGCTCCATTTTAGTCTGCAGAGGTGAACGTACAAACATTTTAGTTCCATTAGGACAATCAGTTTTTAAGAACCATGCATTAGTATCAGTAAACCTTCTATTTACGAAGAATCCACCCGGAACCATGCCCTGATTTCTGATTGAGTTAATGTCGTTAACATTTGTTGCACCATTTGCAGCAGTAGTTGGATTAACCCCAATAGTAGTTGACATTGTACTATTCAGAATTTGGTCTGCAGTAAATGCCAAGTCTGAAGGTATATGTAATGACTGAGTCTGAAGACCTATTAATATACCTCTATCATCTTTTGCTTTAGAAATAGTAATCAATGCAGATTCTAAAGAAGCTTCTGACAAGTCAGTTGCACCTAAAGTATTTGATTGGTTACCATCACCTATTGTAGGATGAGATGCAGAAAATAACTGCTGACCATCACCACCTGCAAAAGCTGAATTAAAACCATTATTAAACACATCTGCAGCTTTAACCTGCTTAGTATTAGCCATTGCTCTTGCTAATCCTTTTGCTCTTAATTTTGCAAATGTATCATAAAGGTTATCTTCCATTGCTTCTTCAGTAATTGCAAAAGCCAGTGCAACTGTCTCATGCGTATACCTTGAAGTAAAGGACTCTTGAGCATCATCAAAGGAAACTGCGGCACCTTCTGCTTTAGTTGGTGCAGTACCGAAACCTGTAAATAATACTTCTTCTTCAAATGCCCTATCTGAGTTTTCTGTCTCAAACAAAGGCTTATGCTCATCAGCAACTTCTCCATACTCCATGCCAAAAACTGCATTAAGTCCGGGAAGAAGTTCTTTTGAAATACTAGCTCTATTTATCGCCATAGTTTATTCCCTCCTTAACCTAATAAATATGCAGTTATAGTTGCAGGAGCAGTAACGATTGGAGTAAAGAAATTATCAGTATGCTGAACTAATCTTACATTCATTTTTAAAAATGCTCTTTCAGTTGCTACATCAACATCATTACCCGGCTCGTCTACAGGATTCAATGTACGTACCATTGCAATTCCTGTGGTTCTAGTTGAAGCATCTACACTATGTCCAGACTTACCTGTAAATGTAGAACCTGCTCCTAGAACAACTCCGAAATTTTGAGAACCATACAAGTCTCCTGCAGTAACAGACGCATCTGCCTGTACTTCAAAAACTTGATTAGGGTCATCACATACTATCCCAAAGGCATCAGTAGTTGATGTGCCTGAAGGATAAAAAGATTTGAACTTTTGTTCGCCATTCTCAACATATCTGCAACCCATGAATACACCTTGAGCTACTTCAGTAGTAGTTGTAATAGTTTGCAAATTACCTGCATTTATTCTTACTAAGTCTCCTGTAAAAATATTTGCAGCATAACCTGAAGCTATCGGATATTCATTAGTTCCAATCGCATTAGGGTTATTACCACGTTTACGAGATGGTGAGAAGCCAAACGGAGCTGCGGTTGTAGTCATTCGTTTTTCTCCC